TGCAGGAGCACCAAACACAATATTAGGCCCAGATACATCGTACGCAGGCGGTGGTGGAGGTGGTGGACAGTGTAATGCCCCAACAGCTGGAGCAGGAGGTGCAGGTGGTGGAGGTGCTGGTGGATGTGCAGGTTCAGGTCCAGATAATGCAGGAACAGCAGGAACAGCCAACACTGGTGGTGGAGGTGGATCTGGTTCTAATGGAGCAGCAGGTGGTTCAGGAATTGTAGTAGTTAGAGTTCCAAGTGGATTTACTTTAGCAGGTACTCCTTGTTGTGCGTTTACAGGGTCAACTCATCCAGGAGGAGATAAAATAGCAAAATTCACAGCATCGGGAACGTTGACTATAAGTTAAAATTAAATTATAAATAAACTTTTAAGGAGAAAACAATATGGCACATTTTGCAGAATTAGAATCAAAAACAGATCCAACAGGTTTTACATCTGATACACATTTAGTTGTAAAAAGAGTAATAGTAGTTGGAAACGACTGTGTACCTTCAGATGAACATGTTGATGGTGAAACATGGTGTGTAAACTTTTTTAAAGGTGGAACATGGAAACAGACTTCTTACAATAATAATTTTAGAAAGCAATATGCAGGGATAGGTTATGTGTATGATGCATCAAAAAATAAATTTTTAAATCCACAACCTTATAAATCATGGGCATTAGATGGTAATGACGATTGGCAAGCACCTGTAACATTTCCAAATGGTGATCAATCAGCATATATTATATCTTGGGATGAAGATAATGAAAGATGGCTGGGCACAAAAATTTCTGATGATTCAAAACACAGATGGGACGCAAGTAATAAGCAATGGGTGTCCTTATAGAGTAAGGAGCTCAAAATGGCGAGATCAAACGGCGGAATTATTGGCGTAAAGAATCATACTTCTTTCGGGAAGTGTACTGTAAGTACTCACACATCAAGTACACCTAGTGCTGTTACAACGCGGCCTGGAACAAGATTAATAAAAGCATTAGTCGTTGCAGGTGGAGGCGGTGGAGGTGGAATATGTACTGGACAATCTAAACAAGGACAAGGTGGCGGTGGAGCAGGTGGATTAAGAAATTTAGAGTTACAAGTTTGTGGTAACACGGCTTTAGGAGCAGTCACGATAGGTGGTGCAGGTTCAGCAGGTCCAGGAGTTAATTGTGCGTCTGCAGCAAGAGGTGGAAACGGTGTAAATTCAAGTTTAGTAGTTGGTGGTACAACATATACTGCAACAGGTGGTGGTGGCGGTGGAGCAGATAATCAAGATGGTAAAACTGGTGGATCTGGCGGTGGTGGAGGCAGATGTTCAGATGGTGGAGCTGGTAATACACCCCCTACAACTCCTCCGCAAGGTAATACTGGTGGAGATGGTGTTGACGGTGCACCTGCCAATTCAGCTGGTGGTGGAGGTGGTGGAGCTGGTGGAACAGGATCGAACGCACCTTCAGCTACTGTTGGTGGAGCAGGTGGAGCAGGATTAGATCTATCTGGTTGTTATCCAGGAGCACCAAACTCAGGAGTATACGCTGGTGGTGGTGGTGGCGGTGGTTGCACTAAAGGTTGTGGTGGCTCTGGCGGTGGTGGAGATGGCGGAGCAGGAACTAATGATAGTGGTTCGGCAGGAACAACGAATACTGGTGGAGGTGGTGGTGGAACTGTTAAAACAGGACCAGGTCCTAAAGCAGGTTCAGCAGGTGGCTCAGGAATAGTTATCGTAAACGAATTAAACAAAGCAAGTGGTGTTTGGAATATAGGCACTCACTTTAGAAAGTTAAAAGAGTCAGTAGCAACATGGCCAGACGGAAGTAAGTCTTTAAATGTTAGTTTAGATTATTTAATAGTAGCTGGTGGTGGTGGAACAAATTTAGCTGGAGGTGGAGCAGGCGGTTATAGAGCTACTGGTTATGGACCAAGTCCTTTACGAGGATCAGCTTTATCAAGTGAGACAACAGGATCATATACAATTACAGTAGGTGCTGGTGGTGCTTCTGGTGATAATAATGATGGAAGCAATTCATCAATAGCACTTAAATGCACAACAACCTCTGCTGGTGGTGGTGCAGGCGGTGGATATTTTTGTGCAGGTAATGCTGGTGGTTCTGGTGGAGGTGGTGGATACCATGGAGGTCCACTTCCTGGTGGAGCAGGTAATACTCCTCCCGTAAGTCCTTCTCAAGGTAATGCTGGTGGAGCTGGAGCAACAGCTGCTAGTCCAGATAATGCTGGTGGTTCTGGTGGAGGTGGTGGAGCTGGCGCTGCTGGTGGCGCTGGAGCAAACAATAATCCAGGATCTGGTGGAAACGGAGTACCAAATACAATTTTAGGACCAGACACATCTTATGCTGGTGGCGGAGGTGGTGGTGGATTTGCAAATCCTGGCTCACCTGGTGGTTCTGGAGGCGGTGGAGCAGGTGGAGCTGGTCCTTCTGGATCAGGTGGATCAAGTAATGGAACCTCTGGAACTGTTAACACTGGAGGCGGTGGAGGTGGCGCTGGTAGAGATGGTGTTGGTGGACAAGGAAGTGGTGGAGCTGGTGGTTCAGGAATTGTAGTAGTTAGAGGACCAAGTGCAATAGCATTTGCAGGATCTCCTTGTTGTGCATTTACAGGATCAACTCACCCAGGTGGAGATAAAATAGCTAAATTTACTGCTACTGGTACATTGACAATATCGATAGCATAATAATGCAATCTTTAAAATTATTTCCTAAAATAATAGGAGTTTTTAAAAACCCTAATACATCTTATCATAAAAAAATTGTAAAAAAATGTTACACAATTAAAGACAAAATATCTAATGGAGGAGAAAATTGGTTAAGTAAAGTTTATAATGTAAGTGGAAAATTAAACCTTTATAAAGAAAAAGATTTTAAACCTTTACTAGAATGGATAGATGAACAATTAGTGGAATACACCAATAATTTAAATATTGATTTTAAACCTGTTAATAAAAACGCTTGGTTTCAAATATATGGTAATGGTGATTATCAAGATTATCATTCTCATCCTTCTTCTAGGTTAAGCGCGGTTTATTTTTTAAAAGGAAAAAATAATTCATCTCCAATTTTTTTTACAGATTTTAATTTTAATACAAATTATTTTGATATTATTACACCTACAGAAGATAATAGCCGTGAGTGGAACATACCTTTTCAAGAAGGTGTATTATTAATATTTAGATCTGAGGTGCCACATTGTGTTCCTAAAAATAAAAACAATGAAAGAATTAGTATTGCTATTAATTATTATTAGTATATAAGGAATATATAAAGACATATGAATTTAACAAACTATTATTGGTACTTCCAATCAGCAATTCCAGAACGTATCTGTGATGATATTGTTCGTTATGGAAAACAACTACAAGATCAAATGGCAGTTACTGGTGGCATGGGTAATGAAAAATTAAATCAAAAACAAATAAAAGATTTAAAACAAAAAAGAGATTCTAATGTTGTTTGGATGAGTGACAGATGGATTTATAAAGAAATACAACCCTATGTTCATCAAGCAAATGCAAACGCAGGTTGGAATTTTCAGTGGGATTTTTCTGAGTCTTGTCAGTTTACAAAATATGAAAAAGGTCAATTTTATGATTGGCATTGTGATGGTTGGGATCAACCATACATGAGAGAAGGCAATGATCCATCAAACGGTAAGATAAGAAAACTATCTGTAACAGTTACATTATCAGATCCAAAAGAATATAAAGGTGGAGAATTAGAATTTGATTTTAGAAACTTAGACCCTGATAAAAAGCCTAATATTAGAAAATGTAAAGAAATATTGCCTAAAGGATCATTGGTAGTGTTTCCTGGATTTGTATGGCATAGAGTATGCCCAGTTAAAAAAGGATCTAGACATAGTTTGGTTATCTGGAATTTAGGATGGCCTTATAAATGAAAAAGAAAAAAATAATAAAATTCCCTACCCAATTAGCAAGAGAAGATTTATTTTTATGTCCTATATGGTATGGAGATGAACCAGGTTTTGTTAAAGATTTAAATAAAGCATCTGATCCATATATTGAAATAGCTAAAAAGAATTTAAAAAAAGATATAGATAAAAGAAATAAAAAATTTGGTAATAAAGGAGATATGGGAAATGTGTTTCATTCAACAACATTAATAGGTGATCCTAAATTTAAAGAGTTACAAGATTATATTGGTGCTACGGCGAATAATTTATTA